GCCATGATGCAACAACAGCAGACTGGTAAGGTTATTGAAAAAGTTGCACCTCAATTACTACAACAAGCACAAGAATCTGAACAACAATGAACGCAGAAAATAATATTTTACATCACTCAGTAACAATTCCTACAGACGGAGTTGACTCGACTAGAGGGTTTACTCAAGAAGAAGTAGAAAAATACAACATTACTCAAGAAGAACTAGCAGCAGCAGGTCAAGAAAACCCAGCTCCTAGAACAGAAAAAATATTGGGTAAGTTTGAAACTCAAGAAGATTTGCAAAACGCATATCAAGTATTGGAGAAAAAATTACATGAACCGCGCAACAATCAAATTCAAGATAACAATGTTGAAAATCCAAAACTATCTAGCGACGAAGTTAGCGAAGATAACAATAAAGAGGGCAATGCCGAGCCTAGTGAGGAAAACACCAATACCGAAAATAACACTACGAGAACAGCTGTTACTGAGGCTTATCAGGCTTTGCAAGAAGTTGGCGAAGTAAACGACGAAATTTACGCTAAGTTTGAAGAAGCTGGCGTTCCTAAAGAATTAGTAGATCATGTTCAAGAACTTGAGAACTACAAAGCTGCGAAC